GTGGTTTCCTTGTGGGGTTGTGTATGGGCGTGATTTGTTCCCCCCCTCATATGTACGGGGGGCGGGTGGGGGCTGTACGGGTCACCCATGGGGGCGTGTGTGTACTACGTGTGTGCACATAGGCGTGCCGGTGTACGTACGTGCTCGCGTAGGTGCGCTCGTGCTCGTGCACAAACGCCCAAACCTGTGCGCGTGTTCGCTTGTATGCATGCCCCCCCGTTCGTGCGGATGCGTTCGGGTGCGCGCGCGCTGGCGTCCATATAATATATTATCCCCACCAGAAACATTTCTCAGCAATTTTTACGGATCAGGAGTAATGGCCCGTGTTGTTTCAACTGATGTGCCGAATCGATACCCCCATAACAAAACACCCCCCGATAAACGGAGGGTATTTCTTGTCGCTGTAATACGCGAAGCATGCGAAAAATTTGAGCAAATTAGGGGCCCTTTGAAACTTTCTACTGTCTTGTTGTGTTCTGAGTTTCTTCTTTAGTCGTTTTGAATCCACTTACGCTGTTGCTGTGGATTAATAACTTTGTGACCCATAAGTCGTAAGACGGTGGAAAGGTACAAGAAAAAAATGATAAAGTCAATAGTAGTAAATACCCAATCAGTACATAATTTTAAATCCTACGTGTAAGTAGTTTAACTCTCTGTTGATTTGTAGTATGCTTGCTGATGCGTAAAGACGCTTATACAAACGAAGGTCTGCACCAACACGACCAATGATTAGACCCGGATCAAGATTCAGTTTATAAGCAGGCCCACCATATATTATTAATTGATGGATAACATACTCATACTGTAAGAAAGAATAGGTTGCTCCGTGATGACCTTGGCCCATTGCTAGAACACCAATAAACATATTATCATATCCTAACTCCGCAACAACTCCCGTAGCGTGAAGACAAGCAACATAACCAAGTCCTACAGACTTAGGAGCATTGTGTTTAATATGTTTAATCTTATGATAAGGACTGCACTCTTGACCCTTACCCAAGGTCGTCAGCAATATCAGTATCAATAGAATCTTTATCTTCATTAAGCAAAGTCCTCGTATGTAATCCAAACATCTTTGCCGTCAAGCAGTTCGTTGGCTACCTTGGGATACATGTGTTGGTATGCATATGTGCTTTTGCCTATGAAGCCTTTCATGTCTGATGAGTTACCTACTAACAAGCAACCCGCTGTATGCTCATCTGTGTTTCCAATATGTATTAGGATGTATTCAAATCCTGGTACGTCGCGTACCCATAACATACCCTTATGCATATTAGGGAACTTGTCTGAGTATCTACTATGGTGACCACCTACGGTACGCAGGGTAATACGATATGTACCTGCTGGGATCCTGGTTTCACCCATAACCTTCTCGTCACGATGTTCGTCTTCTAATGTAAAGCAGAGGAACTCTCTACCTTCTTTGCTCTCTAGGTACAGTGCTCCAAGAGTGAAGTCGTCTTGGCTGTACATTCTTATTACACGTAGTTCCATAAGGGTAAAGATAGTATATTTGTAATATGAAATATAGAACAGGAGACCCCAAGAAAAAGAAGAAGGCCAAGGTGCGTGGTGTCGATGTAGACAAACTACCAGAGGGACGCATCAAGGAGTACGATACACCTTTCCCCTTCCGTAAACGCAAGAAGAAATGAAACTAAAGAAGACAAACAAGAGCGTTAAGGTAAAAGCACCAGAGGGATACCACTGGATGACAGAGGGTGGACGCCACTTTCTAATGAAGGGCGACTATAAGCCACACAAGGGAGCATCACCAGAGGCGCCATTCAGACTGGTAACCCACGATAAAGGGAAGAGCAGTCCTGCTATGGATGCTGCTCGGAAGGCGAAGAAAGGTTAAACGGTTCTTCACCCCTCATCTTTCTATATAGGCGGGCCACATTGAGCCTGCCTTTTTGTGTCAAGGCATACCGTACCCTGTAATTCATCTTGGTTTCATCTCTAAAGAAATGGTCTTCCATATTTTGGCTCGGTGTGAGTTTATCGAAGTGCTTGTATATCCATCCCTTCTTCATTAATGGATACACGTATCTATCCGCTAACTTCTTATGGCTTCTATTCATAGTCTCTGAAACATAGGATATCGTCCAAAACTCCAGGTCATAGATAAAGAAAAGTAAATCCACCTCAGCCTTTCCCAGATCCATGTTATCCTTCGCATCCCTGTAAAGGAAATGTAGGTTCTTCATACCGTTCTCCTGGATATACTTCTTGTCTATCTTCGAGAACTCTCTAAACTTCTTCTTTCGGCTTACAGTACTTTTGGGCATATCAGTATCTTTGTTAGGTAAAAGTAATACTATGGCATCACTTAGTGGAAATAAAATAAAGGATACGTTTGACAAGTTACTCAAACTTGAGTCAGCGCAACTCTCAGCATCAGAACAAGTAGTAGAAGACGGGGCTGGAAACAACAGTGCGCTCAAACTTTCTACCGACACACTCGAGACTACGGGTGAATTAAAGATATCTGGAACACCCTCTACCTCTACCAGCATTACCAAGGCGCTTATGCTTAGTACATCTGGAGTAGTAGTTACCCGTGACCTCAACACAAACCCAATTGGAACCGCATCTATTACAGCGAATACTCCTCTGTCAGCAACAGGGAGCACGGTTGAACTACAAGATGCAGGAAACTTAGGGCAGATTACATCTCCCGCTAATGCAGACAAATACTTAATCTGGGATGAAACTGCTAGTGCCTATAAATACATAGAGCAAGTAGACCTAGTGAACTCAGTCTCTACTCAAGTAGTTGGCCAGGGTCTTGAAACTTTATATGCAAGACCACAGAGTAGTAACGCTGTACCCACAGTCCTCAACGCTGTGCAGTTCGCAGAAATATTTGGAGACTCTAGTGCTACAGGATCAGTAACAGCAGCAACATCATCTGTAATTTTTGGTTCAGCCAATACTTACATGAGTATTCCAGAAACAGGTATTTCTGACCCTAGAGATAATATCTTAATCAACGAGAAGCAAGGATTCTTTCAGTTGACCGCATCTATAGAGGTTACCTCTACAGCAAACACAGATGTTACTTTCGATATCTATGACTATAGCGCTAGTTTAAAACTCGCAGAAACCTTCAGAACTGTAAAGAACGGTGAGACTTATCACTTGGAGTTCAACGTATTATGGTACAGCGACGGACTAGCAGGATACAAGATTCAACTCAGAGGGTTTGCAGGAAGCAGCGGGGTGGTATACAGCGCTGACAACTCACATCTTGAAGTAAGATTCCTGGGAACAAACACATCTTTCTAATGAACTATAAGCAGAGATACGAGGCATTCCAACTCATAAGGCTTAAACTAGGGGAGATAGAAGAGATAATGGAAGTATATGGAGGAAAGACGCAGTACCTGTCTATGTATTGCTTTGGAATCTTTGTACCAGAGTCAGATCAGGAAGAGGAGAAGTACGAGATGATGACAGGGATGCATATGGCTGCACCAGACGAATACGATTTAATGATAGAAACTGTAGACGAAGTTTTTGAAACACACATCAACGATGAAGAGGATGAGGGTGATTCAAGTAAAATAGACTACTGGCTAAATAAATAGAATGGAACTTATTAGAAAAATCATCATCGGGACTAACCCGAAAGATGCTATGGCTTATTATGTGGGCCAAAGAGCAGGCGATTCAGTTATTGATTCAATCATACAGGACGAAAGATGTTTTGTTAAATACGGAATAAGGCGTTACCTTGTGTACATCTACAACAAAGACGAGGGAACGATGCTTTGGAAGACCGTAGATAACATGCCTGTATTAATTGAACATGACTGCGAATTCTTATGATTGTAATTGACAACTTTATCAAAGACCCTTCCTTTATCAAACAACTAGAGGATAACAAAGACTACCTCTTTGGAGATAACGGATCTTATCACTGGTGGAACGGATGGTGGAACTCATCAGACGATACTATCAAAAAACAACTAATCTCGTATATCTGGAGAGACTATCCACTATACCCTTCAGTAAACCTAGACGGCTTTGAGTATTGGACAGGCCAGTTCGGGGAAGGCATGCCTAATGCAAGTCTTGGTATGCACCTGGATAAAGATGAGGCACTCTGGAAAAGCACTGGGGAGATATCATCTCCGATTGTAGGTACTGTATTCTACCCTGTAGAGATGGATATCGACGGAGGATACCTTGAAGTGTTTTCTAATGGCCCAGAGAAACAGCCGGAGCGCATACGTGCAAAACACAATAGGCTAATCATATTTGATGCAGGAGGAACACACCACAGAGTTACAGAGGTAACACGAGGTACCAGATCTGCTATTGCAATCAACCTTTGGGACAAGAAACCAACAGGAGAACTCAAGGAGGAATGAGATCCCTCTATCACTTTTTAGTACGTGTACCTAAAGTAACCAAGGACACCATGGAGGTCAACGGTGAAGAAATGTATCTCGACACCAAGTTTGACGAGTTCAAACACAGAACCATGGAAGGCGAGGTGGTTGCTCTACCAGCCAAGTTTGATACCAATGTTAAGGTAGGAGACACTATGTATTTCCATCACCACGTTGTGCTTGGTGGTAACCACATGATGATGAACGAGGAAACAGTTCAGTTAGAAGAAACTAAGAAGCGTGGTCAATTCATAGACCCAGACGACGACGTATACGTTGTACACTATGGAGGTAACTTAGATCCTATATCCTGTCAAGCCTACGCGTATAAATGCCAGGACACAGGAGAGATAGAGTTGATTAGTGACTGGATATTCATTACTCCAGAACCAGAGGAAGAGCAAGAGGAAACGATAAAGAGTGACATCATCGAACTCATACCCAAGGCTAACCCGCCAAAAGAAAAGAAAGGTTACATCAGATGGTCTTCACCTAAGTTGAAGGAACTAGAATTAAACCCTGGAGACAAGGTGCTGATCAGGAAGAACTCGTCCTATGAGATGGAGGTGAATGGAGAGAAGTTATGGAGAACCTATTTACAATCAATTCATGGCAAGATCAAAGAAGTATAACAACATAGATACCGCTGTAAACCTAATGCAGGCGATGCAGATTGCAATAGAGAATATGATACAGGAAATACAAAAGCCTGTAGACCAGGAACTTAGTGGCTCCCAAAGAAAAGCCGAGTTGCAATCTATAAAACAAACAGCGGTAGATGCTAAAGAACTTATTGTTGAAAGAGAAAGACTCGAACAACTTATCAGAGGTCTTAAGAAAGACGGAGAAATTAAAGAGGAAAGAGATTACTCGGGAGGATTCGCAGAGCAATACTCAAAGTAATCAAGTCTTCATATACTGGGATTACTAAATGGCAGGACTCGTAGAGATAGAAGGTGATACCGTAGTCAACATATGTCCTGACAAAACCCAGGGAAAAGTCAGGCTATGCTTTGACTTACCCATACAGTTACCAAAGCGGCCTCGCAAAAAGGACATACTATTTCACGACAAGCCAAAGGAAGAACAGCACTGGCAACGCACACCATTACCAGACGAACTCAAAAGAGTAAAGTCTATGGAAGAGTGGATGTCTATGCCGGAGTCGTTTAGAAACAAACACACCCCCTACATTAGTGAAGAATACAAGAGACGCAGAAATGGAGTATGGTTTTACAACAACGGGGTACCTACCTATATTACCGGAAACCACTACTTTTTCTTACAGTGGTGTAAGATTGATATCGGATATCCATCCTACCTTGATTTTCAAAGAGAACTATTCGTACACCTTGACGCTTGCGTAGCAGACCCGAGATGTGTTGGACAGGTATATGTAAAGTGTCGTAGATCTGGATACACAAACATGTCGGCATCAGTGCTTGTAAACGAAGGAACACAGGTTAAAGAGAAACTACTGGGCATCATGTCTAAGACAGGTACCGATGCACAGGAAAATATATTCATGAAGAAGGTGGTGCCTATATATAAGTCATTGCCTTTTTTCTTTAAACCTATTCAAGATGGTACTACCAATCCCAGAATGGAACTCGCCTTTCGTGAGCCATCAAAAAGAATTACCAAAAAGAACAAAACCTCATCAAGAGGTGAGGCTCTTAATACAATTATTAACTGGAAGAACACAACCAACAATGCCTATGATGGTGAGAAACTACACATCTTGTATTTGGATGAGGCTGGTAAGTGGGAAAAAGGTAATGATATACGAGAAGCATGGCGAATACAAAGAACTTGTTTGCTTGTAGGTAGAAAGATTGTAGGTAAAGCATTGGTAGGAAGCACTGTTAATCCCCTAGACAGAGGAGGTCGGCAGTATAGAGAACTGTACTACGCAAGTAATGTAAATGACAGAAATGAAAACGGTAGAACAAAGAGTGGTTTGTATGGGTGTTTTATACCAGCATACGATGCCTTGGAAGGTTTCTTCGACAAACATGGCATGCCAGTCGTTGAGGATTTAGAAAAAAATATTATAGGACTAGAGGGTGAGTATATAAGCCTAGGTTCAAAGACTTACTTAAAGAATGAAAGAAAAGGTTTATCTGGAGACTCTTACGAACTAAACGAGGTTATACGCCAGTTCCCTTTTACAGAAGCCGAAGCGTTTAGAGATAGTGCAAAGGCATCTCTGTTTAACGTACAAAAGATATACGAACAGGTAGAGTACAACGAGGATTTGTTCCCGAACCCTGTGGTTGTAGGAAACTTTGTTTGGGCGCTAGGGCAGAAGGATACAGAGGTAGTGTTTAGTCCTGATCCTAACGGAAGATGGAGGGTAGCATGGATGCCACCTGTAGAGTTAAGGAATAAAAAGAAACCAGAGAACGCCTGGTTAGGATGTGCTGGAGTAGATAGTTATGATATAGATGCAACAGTGGATGGGAGAGGATCTAAAGGTGCTTGTCATTTCTTTAACAAATTCAACCTTGAGTACCCATCGAATATGTTTGTAGCAGAGTACGCTTCAAGACCACCATTAGCAAAGATTTTTTATGAAGACATATTAATGGCATCCAAGTTTTATGGGTACCCTGTTTTGATTGAGAATAACAAATACGGAATCGCAAGACACTTTGAATCAAGAGGTTATGACCACTTCTTGCTAGACAGACCGGCTCACCTTACATCGAATTACGGCAGCAAAACAAAAACTAAAGGTATACCATCCAACTCACAAGACGTCATACAAGCGCACGCACAGGCTATAGAATCTTTTATACACGCGAACGTCGGTCTAAACGAGCAGACACTAGAGTACGGAAAGATGTACTTCGAGAGAACCCTAGAGGACTGGGTAAACTTTAAGATAGACGATCGTACAAAATATGACCTTTCTATATCAAGCGGACTAGCCCTTCTTGCGGCTCAAGGTCATAGGCCCGAAAAGCCAAAATCAGATTTCAATAGTAAGCAGTTCTTCCGTAAAGGTCAGATAATTATACGAAAATAATAAGAGGTATATTTGCAACAGTAGCAATCTAAAGTATGGACAACGAATACACAAATGGACAATCCTCATTTCCAGATCCTTTATCTGGTGTTGAGGAGAAGATGTCTAAGCAATATGGTCTGCAATATGCAAAGGCTATGTTTGCGCAATGGATTGGAAGTGACTATCAAAACTCATTGTATGGAAGACGCAACAGCGAAATGGAACGCTGTAGAGATTATGCGCAAGGAACACAAGACACATCTATCTATCGTCAGATATTAAACTCTCTCGACAACAACAATGGTGATGGAACATTGATGACGCTAGACTATACGCCAGTTCCTATTATACCTAAGTTTGTTAAGATTGTTGTAAACAAAATTCTTTCAAAAGAACCATACCCTCAGATTGAGGCCATTGACCCCCTTTCAAGAACAGAGAAGGATAAGAAGAAAAACGCTACCGTCTTGCGTATCGAGAATCGAGATATGATTGAGGAAGCGAAGTCACTAGGCCTGCGTGTTAAACAAGACCCTGGACAACTACCAGACACACCAGAAGAAACTGAGATATTCTTAGACACAAACATTAAGACGGACGCAGAAATCTCTGCTCAGATTGCTACTGAGATGACATTGAAGTGGAATGACTTTAATCAATCTATATACCGTCGCTGTGTTGAAGACCTAGCAACTCTTGGTATGGGTGTTGCTAAAAGAAGCAATGACCCCAACTATGGAATCAACGAGGAGTATGTTGACCCAAAGAAATTTATACACAACTATACAGACGACCCAACATTCTCTGACCTAACCTATGCTGGTCATTTTAAGTACATAACAATCATGGACTTAAAGCGCATTGCTGGTAACCAGTTTACAGAGCAAGAGTATGAGGAGATTGCTAAGACTGTAATGAACAAGTATGGGAACAACCCTACTCAGTTCTCTACAACAGGATCTGGTTACGACAGACCCGGTACAAGATATCGCCAAGGATATGATGAGTACAAGATAGAGGTAATGGACTTTGAGTTTATGTCTGTTGATGATATCATATACGAGAAGAAAGAGTCGGCATACGGAAACATAGGTTTCTATTTTAAAGGAAACGAATATAACGCACCTCAGCAATCTGTATACAACAGAGAAGCAATATACATGAAGAACGCTACGGTATATGGCGGTACTTACATTGTGGGTACAGAGAAGTTGTATAACTACGGGCCAAAGAAAAATATACCTAAGAACGTACATGATATTTCACGTGCTCGTTTATCATATAGTATTGTAGCAACTAACATCCGTGGGATGATACCTAAGTCAATGGTATCCTCTGTTATAGGGTTTGCTGACATGCTCCAGATTACACACTTGAAACTTCAGCAATCTATTGCTAAAGCAAAACCAGATGGACTCATCATTGATATTGAAGGGTTAGAGAACGTACAACTAGGACGCGGTGGTGAACTACAGCCATTAGAGATTCAAGACATCTACGAACAAACTGGTGTGTTCTATTACCGTAGCAAGAATCCAGAGGGAGGTTTTCAAAACCCACCCGTCAGAGAGATAGGTAATAATATTAGAAACATACAAGAACTTGTTTCTCTTTACAATCACTACCTACGAATGATAAGAGATGCCACTGGTATCAATGAGGTTATGGATGGAACCACTCCGAAAGGAGAAGCCTTAGTAGGTGTAAACCAAATGGCAGTGCAGGCTGGAAATAACGCTATATACGACATCACTAATGCCGCGATGGTTCTTTACCAAAAGGTGTGTGACGATATTGTTCGCTGTCTACAGGTAATACCACCAGATAGTATATTGTATAAAGTATATACAAATGCCGTGGGAGAAACCAATATGGCTGTGCTTAGTTCTTTTGATAACCTATCTATGTACAACTTCGGCGTGGTGGTTGTTACTGAGATGAACGAAATGGACAAGCAATACCTAGAACAAAACATACAGATTGCTCTTGGACAAAAAGAAATTGACCTTGAAGATGCGATTGCCATTCGTCAGATTAAAGACGTGGAACAAGCAGAGAGACTCTTGGTGGTTCGCAGAAAGAAAAGAATCAAACAACAACAAGAGATGATGGCGCAGCAGGCTCAGATTCAGTCTCAATCAAATCAGCAAGCCTCACAGGTAGCCGCTCAAATGGAGATGCAGAAAAAGCAACTCGAAGCCCAAATCGAAGCACAGCGGATTCAATTAGAGACGGAAGCCAAAGCGCAACTCATACAACTAGAGTATCAGTTCAAAATTCAAATCGAACAACTTAAAGGAGAGTATGGCGTAGTTGAGCAACAAGTGGAAAGCGGAGTTCGTATGCAGGCTGATGCTGAATCAGAAAATCGTAAAGATCAGAGAATAGATAAACAAGCGTTGGCTCAAAGTAAACTGATTGCTCAACGCCAAGGCGAACGCCCACCTCTTAGTGAGGATATAGTAACCAACCTAACAATATCATAAGATGTCTTGCTCCTGCTCAACAAGCCAATGTTCCTGTGGAGACCCCACAAACGTAAATTTGAATAACGCTGCACAAGTAAATATATGTGCCCGTCGCGGTGATACTTTTCAATTAGACGCCCAAGTAAAGGACTCTGATGGAACGGCATTAGACCTAACACTGTACACGTATAAAATGGAAGTCAGAGAGTATGATGACGGCCCATTAATTATACCTAGTACAGACATAACAATTAGCGGCACCAATGTTGGTGCTTTAACTATTTCTATTTCCGCTACAGATATGCAGGTAGAGCCCGGTACTTATGTGTACGGCCTGCAGGCTACACTGATTTCAGACTCTAGTGTAGACACATGGTTCTATGGAACCTTTGATGTAGTGCAGGATATAGTGCAATAACAAAACAAAACCAATGGCCTGTAAAATAGATGTCACTGTAGAAAACGGATCTGGACTTGTCTTTGACTTGACGATACCTCCTTGTACAACTATCCTTGTTACAAAGGGAGATGTCAAGCAACTTCCTGGTGCGAAGGGCGCTAAGGGTGACAAAGGTGACAAAGGTCAGAAAGGTGCTCAAGGTGAAAAAGGATCTGAGGGCGCTAAGGGTGTTGAAGGTGATAAGGGCGCTGAAGGTGCGAAGGGACAAAAGGGCGCTCAAGGAGAAAAGGGTGAAGAGGGTTCTAAAGGAGAAGAGGGTTCTAAAGGAGAAGAAGGAGCCAAAGGCCAGAAGGGTATAGATGGAGCCAAAGGCGAACAAGGAGAGAAGGGTCAAAAAGGTCTCGACGGAAATGGTGATAAAGGTGCCCAAGGAGATAAGGGTGCACAGGGAGATAAGGGTCAAAAGGGACAGACTGGTGACAAAGGTGAACAAGGAGAAAAGGGTGGCCAAGGTGACAAAGGTCAGAAAGGTATTGACGGCGACAAAGGTGAACAAGGAGACAAAGGCCAGAAAGGTATAGACGGAGACAAGGGTCAAAAGGGACAGACTGGTGACAAAGGTGAACAAGGGGATAAAGGTGAACAAGGAGATAAAGGTGAACAAGGAGACAAGGGTGAACAAGGAGATAAAGGTGAACAAGGAGATAAGGGTGAACAAGGAGACAAGGGTGAACAAGGCGATAAAGGCCAGAAGGGTGAACAAGGCGATAAAGGCCAGAAGGGTGAACAAGGAGACAAGGGTCAAAAAGGTCTTGATGGAAATGGAGACAAAGGTCAGAAAGGCGAGCAAGGAGACAAAGGAGAACAAGGTGACAAGGGTCAGAAAGGCGAGCAAGGAGACAAAGGAGAACAAGGTGACAAGGGTCAGAAGGGTATAGACGGAGACAAGGGTCAGAAGGGTATAGACGGAGACAAAGGTCAGAAGGGTACTGATGGCGACAAAGGTCAGAAGGGTATAGACGGAGACAAAGGTCAGAAGGGTATTGATGGCGACAAAGGTCAGAAGGGTACTGATGGCGACAAAGGAGCCCAGGGCGATAAAGGCGAACAAGGAGATAAAGGACAGAAAGGTACCGACGGAGATAAAGGTCAAAAAGGTATTGACGGTACCAAAGGTGCACAAGGAGATAAAGGAGATAAAGGACAGAAAGGCGATAAGGGCCAGAAAGGAACAACGGGAGATAAAGGTGCGCAAGGAGCATCAGGTGAAGAAGGAGACAAGGGAGATAAAGGTGACAAAGGAAATAAAGGTACACAGGGTGGTGGTGGTGCTGCCGGAGCGCAAACCGACCTATACTACAAGGCAGCAGTATTCACTAACGGTGGCAACAATCCTGTATCGCCTTCTTCAATTACCTCTGGTACATTATACATAGAGACACATCAAATAACTGGTGGTGGTACAATGAACCTAGCCAACGATGGAGTTCACAATTTAGGTTTCTCTTCCGATGCCTACTTAGCGTACACAGGCGTTTTGTCGTCTCTTACTACAAACGCTGTCAACATGTACTTGAACTCTGTGGCTAACCGCTGGTCTGACTATGCTATAGATGATCCAATCATATACCTAAAGTTTAAGAACCTTTCACAAGACGCTTCTTTTACTGCTGTTGTAGTAAAGGATAATTCGAGTTTCACCAATAGTAATTCATTCACAAATGGTGAAGGTTTTGGTGAGTTTTTAAACAATAACACAACCATCACAAGTGGCGATAACTTCTACATAATAGATCAAGACGGTGATATTGACGATGACGATATTATCCAACTGTACTCTGTTGAAATTTCCGGAAGAAGTCTCAAGGGTGACCAAGGTGACAAGGGTCAAAAGGGACAGACTGGTGACAAGGGTCAGAAGGGTATAGACGGAACCAAGGGTGCGCAAGGAGACAAGGGTCAGAAGGGACAGACTGGTGACAAGGGTCAGAAGGGCCAGACAGGTACTTCTGGACAAGAAGGTGATAAGGGTGCACAGGGAGATAAAGGTGAAAAAGGTCAGAAAGGTATAGACGGAACCAAAGGCGCTCAAGGAGATAAAGGACAAAAAGGTGCTACAGGTACTTCTGGGCAAGAAGGAGATAAAGGTGCACAAGGAGATAAAGGCGCTCAAGGAGATAAAGGTGCGCAAGGAGACAAGGGCCAAAAAGGACAGACTGGAGACAAAGGCCAGAAAGGTATCGATGGTACTAAAGGTGCTCAAGGTGATAAGGGAGAAAAGGGACAGAAGGGTATCGATGGTACTAAAGGTGCACAAGGTGAGAAGGGCGCGACAGGTACTTCTGGGCAAGAAGGAGATAAAGGTGCACAAGGAGATAAAGGACAAAAAGGTGTCGATGGAACCAAGGGCGCTCAAGGGGATAAAGGACAGAAAGGTGCTACAGGAACATCGGGTCAACAAGGTGACAAAGGTGCTACAGGAGATAAAGGTGCGCAAGGAGATAAAGGCCAAAAAGGACAGAAGGGTCAGAAGGGTGAAATAGGTGAGAAAGGAGACCAAGGCGCTGAAGGAAAAGGTGGTGCAAAAGGTATCGCCGGAGATAAAGGACAAAAAGGACAGCAAGGCGATAAAGGTCAGAAAGGTGCAACAGGTACTTCTGGACAGCAAGGCGACAAAGGCGCAACAGGCGATAAGGGACAGACTGGTGAAAAAGGTCAGAAGGGTATCGATGGTACTAAAGGCGCACAGGGAGCAAAAGGTGCAACAGGAACTTCTGGACAACAAGGCGATAAGGGGGCTCAAGGAGATAAAGGCCAAAAAGGTCAGAAAGGTGAACAGGGTACTGCTGGTACTGATGGTGACAAAGGACAGAAGGGCGCCACAGGAACCTCTGGACAGCAAGGTGACAAAGGTGCACAAGGTGCTAAAGGAGACCAAGGTGAACAAGGAACCAAAGGAGAAAAAGGAACAGCGGGCGATAAGGGACAAAAAGGTATAGATGGAACTAAAGGTGCTCAAGGAACTAAAGGAGAAAAAGGCACTGCTGGTGACAAAGGACAGACTGGAGATAAAGGGCAGAAAGGTGCAACAGGTACTTCTGGACAGCAAGGCGACAAAGGTGGACAGGGCGACAAGGGTGAGAAAGGTCAGAAAGGTATAGATGGAACCAAGGGTGCCCAAGGAGAGAAAGGCCAGAAGGGTATAGATGGAACCAAAGGTGTTGCTGGAGACAAAGGTGAGAAGGGTCAAAAAGGTATAGACGGTACCAAGGGTGCTCAAGGAACCAAAGGTCAAAAAGGTGCAACAGGTACCTCTGGTCAACAAGGAGACAAAGGTGCACAAGGAGATAAAGGACAAAAAGGACAAAAGGGTATAGACGGTACCAAGGGTGCTCAAGGAGACAAAGGTCAGAAAGGTGCACAGGGTACTGCTGGTACTGATGGTGACAAAGGACAGAAGGGTATCGATGGCACTAAAGGCGCACAAGGAGATAAAGGTGCACAGGGAGCAAAAGGTGCAACAGGAACTTCTGGACAGCAAGGTGACAAAGGTGCACAAGGTGATAAGGGTCAGAAAGGCGCACAGGGTACTGCTGGTACCGATGGAGACAAAGGTGCACAGGGAGCAAAAGGTGCAACAGGTACCTCTGGTCAACAAGGAGATAAAGGTGCTCAAGGTGATCAAGGTGATAAGGGTCAGAAGGGGGCGCAAGGCACAGCGGGTACCGATGGTTCCGATGGTGCTAAGGGTGCACAGGGCCAGAAGGGGGCACAAGGTGGTGCTGGTACCGATGGTGCTAAAGGACAAAAAGGTGCTCAAGGTGGCGCTGGTACTGATGGTGATAAAGGTGCTCAAGGAGACAAGGGGCAGAAAGGTGCAACAGGAACTTCTGGTCAACAAGGAGATAAAGGTGCACAAGGCGATAAGGGACAGAAGGGTGCACAGGGTACTGCTGGTTCCGATGGGGCTGATGGTGCTAAAGGACAGAAAGGTCTTGCTGGTTCAGATGGTTCTGATGGTAGCAAGGGTCAGAAGGGTGCACAAGGTAATGCAGGTAACTCTGGTACCGCTGGTGATAAAGGTGCTCAAGGCGCTAAGGGTGCGCAAGGAGATAAAGGACAGAAGGGTGCTCAAGGTACCGCGGGTTCTGATGGTTCTGATGGAGCAAAAGGAGCGCAAGGACAAAAGGGTGCTCAAGGTGGCGCTGGTACAGATGGTTCCAAAGGACAAAAAGGTGCTACAGGTACTTCTGGTGCAGGTGGCGACAAAGGACAGAAAGGCGCACAAGGTGGTGCTGGCTCTGATGGTTCTGACGGGGCTAAGGGTCAGAAAGGTGCTCAAGGTGGTGCAGGTTCGGATGGTTCAAAAGGTGCACAAGGACAAAAAGGTGCACAGGGTGGTGCCGGAACAGACGGAGATAAAGGACAGAAAGGTGCACAAGGAACAGCGGGATCGGATGGTTCAGATGGTTCTAAGGGACAGAAAGGTGCACAAGGTAATCCAGGTACTTCTGGTGCAGGCGGTGACAAAGGACAAAAGGGACAAAAAGGTGCACAAGGCACGGCTGGTTCTGATGGTTCGGATGGGGCCAAGGGTGCTCAAGGTGGTGCTGGTACAGACGGTGATAAAGGGCAGAAAGGTGCACAGGGTACTGCGGGCTCCGATGGCTCTGATGGTGCTAAAGGTGCACAGGGTACTGCTGGTTCTGATGGCTCGGATGGTTCGAAAGGACAAAAGGGTGCGCAGGGTAATCCAGGTTCTTCTGGTACTGGCGGTGACAAAGGACAAAAGGGACAAAAAGGTGCGCAAGGTACTGCTGGTTCAGACGGTTCAGATGGATCTAAAGGTGCTCAAGGTACCGCGGGTTCTGATGGCTCTGATGGATCTAAGGGACAGAAAGGTGCATTAGGCCCAGTAGGGGGTTCTAATACACAGGTCTTATACAACAACAGTGGTAGTGCTGCAGGTAGTGCAGACATGGTGTTTAATAACAGTACAGGTTTGCTAACAGTAGAAAGACTGTCAGTTGGATTGTCAGCAACTACGCCGAGTACTGATGGTGTCATTCACGCAGAAAACGATGTAGTCGCATTTGCTACTTCAGATAAAAGGTTTAAAGAAAATGTCAAGCCTATTGAGTCGGCTCTCGATAAACTCCATAAAATTAATGGTGTAAGATTTGACTGGATAGAGAATGAAGAGTTGCATCCAAACAGCGGACATGATGTAGGTGTTATTGCACAGGAACTTTTAGAAGTATTACCAGAGGTTGTGACCCAAAGAAGCAACGGGTACTACGCTGTTAAATACGAAAAGATTATTGCGCTGTTGATTGAAGCCATAAAAGAGATAGATAATAATCGCCCTAAATAAACAAGCATGGCCCTAGGAACAACCAACATTTCTATTAGAGATATCTACACAGAGATGGGGAAGGCTGATAGCGCTAATCAGTCATTAGCCGAATTACGCTTTGGGGTAAACGATATTTACAATCAGTCTTTTGCTACTACCGATACTGCGACGAACATAAAAATTGACCCGTTCAAGAGTTATGATAGTTTGGGTATGAAGTTTAGGTATCATCCTCCAAACGAGTATGAAACCTATAGAGATACTTCTACAACTCTTCTTGGGCCAGGACTATCTTTAAATAATAATGGAACAAGCACGGGTGACAATACAGGCGTGTTGTCTTTCGATGGGTCAAATGATTTCTCATACTTTGACGGCGTAGGTAGTGGAACAGCATATAAACAAAATCCAAGCGGGTACGCAACGATTTGCTTTTGGATAAAAGTAGAATCACTCCCTTCTAACAATACAAACTTTCTTACAACAGATGCCACGGGTCAAGGGAACAACAGTCCCTACAAAGGATTCCACTTTAACTTAAGACCCGATGGACAGATTCGTCCGGTGCGCGGTGATGGTACGGGTTCGGGTTCGGGAGATCGCCGTAGTTTTGGTACATCCTGGACATTGCAAACAGGAAGATGGCAGTTGTGTGCGTTTATATTATCTAACAGCGTCAACTCAGCGAGCAGTTCAACAAACTGGGCTTATACTTTTTACAACGGAGGACAAGCAAGCGGAATGACTTTCTTAAGCGGATCAGGAGGAGCAATGTCATTCGATAGCGGAAGCGGTTCTGTTGATGCGTTGTATTTGTCTATGGGTCAAAACTCAAGATATTTCAATGGACAGATTGGTCACATGTGGGTTTTTGATGAAGCCCTATCTGAGGAAGACATTACCACTCTTAATGAATCCACTTTATCATATTACTAATGACACGAGACGAGTTTATTTCTGGTACAGTATTCAAGTTCGAAGAGGGCGATACCGATTCCTATCACTACGACGGTCATGGGCTCGTGGGCGATGTTCCTTATGTATTGGTTTCAACTGGAGA